CAGCAGGCGTCAAGAAATTACCCTTGCCGGCTGCAATGTTCCCAGCCGTGATCTCATCAGCGGTAATGGTATCAAAGCCGTTGAAAAGCTCAATGGTCTTAGTACCAGTGTCTGAGCGCTTAGCCTTCCAGACGCTCTTATACAAGTTTTGTCCGACCTTAGAGGAGAGATAGTTCAGTACAGTTCTTGTGATATCAGTTGTCTTCAACCCCTCACCCTTAGTGAGTGCAGAACCGTAAATTGACTGATATACAGAGTTGGGAGAGAAGTTCTTTACTACGCTACCGAAATAGGTGTAAAGCGTACGTGCAACGATGCTTACATCCTCGTCATCCTCTCTATTCTGATCGTAAGGACCAATTTGCATGTCACCGGTCAATTCGCCAACGGTCTCCGAATAGCGAATACCAGTGCGCACGGTAACATGCTTCAAAAATTCACCGAGTGAAAAAACTGGCATCATCAGAATTTCGCGACGGAAAGAAGCAGCACTCTTAGCAAGTGCATCAGGAGTAATAGTTACTTTAGCCATTTTAGAGATCTTTTACAGTGTTGTACATTTCACGAGCTTTATTGACAAAGCTAAGCTCGTCCTCGTCTTCTACAGTACCAGGAGCGTTATTCTTCGTTTCTGCGCCCGGAGCTTTAGAAAGATTAGATAACTTATCATTCGCTGCAGCAAGGTCAGCATTAGCCTTATCCAGCTGCTTTTGCAAATCGTCCTTGGCTGTGTTAGCAGCATCAAGGTCTTTCTGCAAAGTTCCAAGACGGTCATCGACAGTCTTGATCTGGTCCTGCGTGAGATTGATAGAACCGTCTTCTGCAGGTGAGAAGCCGTCTTTCACATTCAGCAAGTCCATGACATTTTTGAAAATTTTAATCATGTTTTTTACAGAATTAGCGGGATTGTTAGAGAAAAAAGCCTTAACCGCCTCCACCGACTTTTGGATAAACGATTTTGTTGGATTTCCTTTCTCATCAACGACCTCATCAGCAGTAGCTGTAGGGAAAGGAGGTAGACCAAATTCTTGAAATATATTGTTATTAAAATGGTTGCGGATAGAATTAGCTTTACGTGCAGCATCATCATCTTCACGAATCTTATCAATCAGACCGAATTCAAGTGCATCTGAAGGAGAAAGCCATGCCGCCTTTTGCATCTTAGCCATGCAGTCCTCGACCGACTTGCCGTTTTTCTTAGCATAGAGAGAAGCGATGACCTTATCTATCGTATTCAGATCATCACGCTCCTTTTGATATTTTGCTATCAGTTCATCAAGCTGCTCTTTGTTAGCTGACTGCCATTCCATCACAGCCGTTGAAGCATTATGAATGAGCATCAAAGACCCCTCGGACATATCGACAGATTTCGCACCCATTGTCAAGAAAGTAGCTGCGCTTGCAGTCATACCAAGAATGTGAATATTCACTTTGCCATGATCCTTAATCATCTGATAGATTTCAAGACCAGCATCTACATAACCACCAGGCGAAGAAACAGCGATATCTACTTCTTCGTCTTGGTGTTCATTCAGGAAGTCACGGACCATTTTAGCGGTCGTTCCTCGCTGACCCGTCCACCAATCAAATGCAACACCTATTTGTCCAGAAATAATGAATTTGTATTCCATATTCGAAAGATTTAGCACAAAGATATAATATATAATATGTGCATAAAAGTACCTATTTTTTAACGAGAGGTGGTTTGTTGACGGATGAGTACGTTAGAGTATAGGTATTCAGTTGACTATCTGAAGGGCTGTCTGGGTGATTTTCAACACGAGTGATGATAGGATAAGGACGCGTATCAGTACCGACGGCGACACTATCTCCTGCAGAAGTATCGCACAACGCAATATATCTCTGTGTGCAGTCAATGTCACATAAGGTTGAAAAAACAAGCTTTGAAGCGAAAGTAACGCAACCATCATCTACCTTAGAAGATACAGATAATGAGGCAGGTGTTTTGAGATGTGACAAAGGCTCAATGTCTGTTTTAAGAGTTAAAGCAACATGAGTGCTGTCAAGTCTGCGATACGAAGTAATATTTTTTACAGGTATCAACGTAATGCGAATAATTGTGTTTAATTTCATATCTGTTTGTGTTTGTTTGAAAAAGTACGTAACTGTATGTATTCGTTGTGAGTGTTCGCGCGCGAAAAAAAAGCAGTATAACGTAGATTTATTTTATTGTTAAAAAATCAAAAAGGACTTTCATGCCTGTTTTTTTCGGTCAGATCTATATTATTTTTAATATACGCATTTCGCAATCGGTACCACCGCTGACGAATTGTATCGGCATAATCAATAGCAATACCATGCTGCTCACACCACGCATAGATAGCCGTCATCATATTACAACCTATATCGCTCATATCGCCGAGCTCTTTCCACAACGCGCGTTTGAAAAGATACTCGCAACATTCCGCTACAGCCTTTTTTCCTCGTGGAGTTAAATAGTTATAATAGCGTGCAGGCTTGGTACATGAGTCTGGAATAGAAATAGCTGTAAGTCCGTCCTCTTCGACATCAGGAGCCTTATCTTCAGGACGGCGCATAACAAAATGATGAATAGTCGAATTTTCGGGTCCTTTGTCGGGGAAGACTGCAGGAGTACCGAAATCGTGTTGAATGAACTGCAGAACAAAAGGTTTAAGTTTGATGTAGACATTGAAATCGCTCATAATTAGGATATTTAATGTCGCAAATATAGTAAAAAAAAGCGTATGTTATACACAAAGCAAGTCGTTTTTCCTCGTATAAAAAGAAAACGACTTGTTATACAAGGATATAGTTTTTTGCTACACACAGCACACACACCTACACACAAAATTATAAGTTACTGATATTCAATACATTATAAATTTATTTATAGATGAATAATGTGTGTAATCTCTATATTTGTGTGTAAATAGAGTAAAATAGCTATAAAAACAGTGCTTGTGTGTGTAAATGTGTGTAAGATGTGTGTAAATGTGGTCCTTGTAACTCATTGATAATCAGCGTGTGTGTGAGTGTGTGTGCCGTGTGTAATTCGTTGTTTTTTCAATCGGAAAGACGAAACACACACAAGCAAAAAAAGAGGACCGCGTTTCACAACGCAGCCCTCTCGATAATCTTAATTATAACGTTAAAAAGTATGTATAAAGAACTAACTCTCTAATTCCTTTTAGAAGTACTTATATATATCACTTAAAAGTCATTACTATTCTTTCTCCTACCTTATGCCGTAAATAGGTAAGACTATCTACATTGAATACTCTCACACCATTTTTGTTTGCGACATAGAATTTCCATTCTGACGGAATATATTCAGGATCAGGCATTCGAGGAGGTGGAACAAAAACGATAGCTTCCTGCACTGATTGTACTTTTTTATCATCCATGTGACCCGGCACATACTCCTTGCAAACAAGAAAGCCTTTAAATTGATGAGTACAGCCTACTAAAATAGCTAATAAGCTGATTGAAATAAAAAGTTTCTTTTTCATAATTCTTCTATTGTTTTACAAATTTTCTGCTATTTATTCGTGTATATTTTATCTCTTTATTGTAACCTCTTATGAGCATTTTTAAGAGAAATTCGTTCAATTTTGGACAATCTTCATTTTTGAAAATTATCGCATCACTTTGCCTATCTCCGAAATTCCGCAGAGGCATCCAGCTGCGATAACTTGAAGGAGGCTCGCTAACTAAGGCACTGACAACATAACCATCAGGCGTATTACTTATTTGAAAATCGTGCGCAAAGTACATATTGTTATTTATTTTTAACGTTTCTTCTTTCTCTTACTTGCGTAGGGTGTTGACCCTGCACGTGACTTGCCTTGATGATGATTCCAATCTTTGAATTGATAATTTAACCCTTCTATCATATTCTCGGTATGCAATGCTATCTCTGTAGCAATTTTTTTTAAATCTTCCATAGCTTTTATTTTAATTATTTGATAATACACATAAAATCAATATGTATAGAACCATGATAATAAACAAAATCATCATACTCGTTTTAAATATACTAATTCAAGACTATACGCTGCCACTCCCGGATTACTCTCCCACGTGCCTTTGCCACACACTTTATCAATAAGCTCTGCAAATGCTTCACGTGGAGATAGATATAGGTGTGAAGAGTTTTTAAAAGTATAGTGTATAAAATTTACTTGCTTAATCCCCTCACGTAGGCACTCTTCGTCTGAGATATCCTGTAGGTGTTCTAATCTTACGTTAATAAATTTGATATGATGTATCATAAAGTCAGCTCTTACAAACATTTTGTTTCTACAGCCTACCGAAGTATCAAGACCACCACCAACACTATCCAAAGCATTGAACCACCACTCGTTTGACACCCAATTCCCTTGTGCCTCTAACTCGTTATAGATGTCATTGTAGCTTTGTGCTATTGCAACGACCTCACCAACCTTGTAAGGCAGATATTTCTTTGTTTCTTTCCAAGCACCAAGCGGCGTTCCTTCTTTCAATATCCGCCGTGTCATTGTCTTTGTTCCGTCAAGAACAGCCTGTGTTAGGCCGAACTTATCATTAAACATTATCTTTTTCATATTATTTGTATTGTGTTATTGTGCTGGAGGGAAAGGCAGCGCTCCCTCATTCATATCTTCCTCGTCACTATCACCATTTGACAGCGAAGTTTCTAAGTTCAAATCAAACTTACTCTTCAGTAGTTCGTAATCGAAACACAAAGGATTGTCAAATTGCACAAGTTCACGACTTCCTCCATTTTCACCGCATGCATACTGCTTCTGTACCTCTCCGTCAATGATGACCTTAAAGCGTTCTGACCCTTTCTTCTTACCTAAATAACCCGGAGAAGTCTGCAAATAGAATCTGATACTACGCTCATTCATAGCCTTAGAGTCTGTCATCTTAGCAGCTTTTTTGAACTGCAGAATAATGCGTTTAGGGCGAATAAGAAGTACAGCTGTTTTCTTATTGAAAAGGCGATTGTCAAGGATATTCGTAGAAATAGCATCAAGGTATTTAATCTTGTAATCGCCCTCGTCATAGATCATGCCACTCTGACTCATGTACTGGAATATATCCCAGAAGTTACCCATTTCGTTTGACGATGCACATTCCTGATTCTGCAGACGAATACCTTCAATTGTACTATTCTTCATTTCCTCATAACTCCAAGGAAGTGACATACAGGAAAGGAGGCATTTATAAGAAGTGAGCAATACTGCCCAATCTCGCCAGATACGGTCTTCAACTTCGTTACCTTGAATACCGAGCGAAAGGTCATCACAAACTAATTTATAAGCATCATGAAAAGCGTTTTCGAACTCAACTCGATGAGAAAGAATTTCATTTGTAAGATGGCTAACGCCCATCTTACGGATAGCCGTCAATTCGTTGAATTTCACCTTTGCATCACGATCATGGACCGTCTGTGAAAAAGTAAGGTAAATTGTACGACTGAACAAGGCAACATCAACAGTAGGCATTTCCTGCCCTGAAAGGATAACAGCAGAGTCAACAGAAGTAATCTCACGTTTTTTGTCGAGGTCCATATTCATGCGACTTCGTCCAGTTCCGTCGTACAGACCTTTTAAGAATTCAATTTTAACAGGGTCAATGCAATTCTTATACTCATCAATATGCACGAGTGCATTACTACATTGAGCAATTGCATCAGCTAAAGCAGCTATCGTCGCATTCTGAATATTCAACGGAGTATTGTCAGCAATGAAGAAACTCATTAATGTGTGTCCAAGTTCCGATTTTCCCGAGCCTTTGGGACCAAAAAGGTTCAATATAGGAAAGTTCTTTGTGAAGCTTACAACAATATCCCTGAAGAGCGTTGCAAAAAGGAACATGATACCCACCTTTGCATTAGTACCGAACACATCAGCCATCATCTTGCAGTAGTTAGGTAGTGTCACACTTGAATGATTCTCACGATTAGAGAAGAGCCTCTCAAATTTGAACATATCCTTTCTATCAGAATATATTTTTGACATTGCAGGGAGGTAGTAATTCACAGTACCAGCAAGTTGTCCCTCTTCATTATACTTATCAAGCCTGCAGATGCCATAATCGTCTACAGCAACGAATTTACCCTCATTAAAGATGCCATTTCCCCACACGAAAAAGCCAGCCTTATTCCAACCTAATTGCTTGATTTCTTCTGCAGTTTCTGTGTTATCATAGAGGAAGTCACCGAGCGCATTAAGTTCAGCAGGCCCACTCTTCCATCTGAAGTTACCCATTGAGCCAACGCGCTCACGGAAATTCTGCAAGGAGTACATTTCAGCCTCTTTCATTTCTATAAGAACCTCCTCTCTGTTTACATTCGTAAGCTTGTAAAGACGCTTTGAATTGTAAGGGTCTTTAATGTGAAAAAGAGGTTTCATTATAAAATTGCTCCACTGTACGCCATTGTTAGAGAATATGCAGTTGTTTTCTTGATAAAAGCCGTAATTTTTCAGGATATCAAGAGCATCACCACGTTTTGAAATTGCTTCAATCTTCGCACGCTCACGGTCCTTAATAGCCTGTTTTTGTGCGCTGCGCCAAAGGTTCTTACCTCCAAATCTATTCGCTAACTTCTCAATAAAAGCATTCTGTGTATATTCGTCAGCAATAAGGATAACAATAGCACATACCTCCTTGATTTTATCTGTTCTTTCAGAAGTATTGTCATCTTTTTTAAGCACCTTTTCTGCATACCAAATCGGGAAATCTTGCTCTTCTAAATCATCAAGCACAGCCTTAGAAGATATATAACTATCAGCATCAGCTTTCATGCCAGTCTTCTCCTGCGGAATTTCCTTGACCGTAACACGGAACCCCTCCTCCATGGCCAACTTGCCGTTTTTCATGACGGCCAGGAAGCCAGGCCCTAAACATTGCCCTGCTTTCTGATCTGAGTCAGGAATCCAGCAGATAGTAGCATTAGAATTACTCTTGCCAAACAGTCTGCGAAGTGCTTGAAAGTGAGCTTTTGTCCAAGCAGTGCCGAGGGCTGCAACAGCGTTTTCTCTCCGTAGA